CTGTAGGTTCCCAAAGTGATAGTCTAATATCTATTAAATGACTATTAGGCATTTCATCTGTAATCTGCCTAACAATATCGGATTTACCAATACCTGGAGGTCCCCAGATAAAAATTGGTCTTTTCTTTCCAAATGCCCTACGGATGCTTTTCTTTGCTTTATTCGGGCTTACTGTTCGAACTTGTGTGTCCATCTTTGTATTCCTTTTTTATTTGTGTATCAGTGCTTATACTTAACTATAGCAAAATAATAATGCTATGTCAACCTTTTTCTAACCAAGTTTTTTCAATTAATTTAATATGCTTGCATTTTTTATATGCAGGACAGTCGCAACTAAATCCTTTGTCCTGCATTTCTACGGTATATATGTCACCTTTGCTACCAACTACTGGCCACTGAATGCCTACAGCCCAATGATCTTTAGTGTTGATATGTTCACTAGCATATACTGAAGGTCCATACTTAGACATTAGCTTCTGCCTTAGAAAACTGCTCTTTTGCCGCTTTGAGTATGATATCTGTCATAACAGGCTCTAATGTTTTTTCTAGTTGTTGAAAATAATTTTGACTTATACCACCTCTAGTGTACACACCAAAGCCAAAGAACTGTCTAAAATGCGAACCCCTATTCATTAAACCATTGTTGAAAAGGTCGTATATTAGATTTTGTGCTACTCTAAACTTTTCTAAGTTTTTATTCTTAGATCTAGCAAACTCAACTGAACCTTCACCAGGTATAAGTTCGTCTAGTTTTTCTTGAAGTGATTTAAAACCTTCATTGATTGCCCAGGAATTATCGAACAATTCTTTTTGTTCTCCGACGTACATATCCTCTAGTTTTTTCATATTGCCCTCTATGTTTTATTAACTATACATATACATTAGCATCTTTTTAATACAAGGTCAACCTTTTTTTACAAAAAATATAGTAAAAGATCCTGGGTTGTATTTTGTTTGTCTGTATTCTTTAATACGGGGATGATTGCTTACCCATGTAGGAAATTCTTTCATCATTTGTCCTTGCCCTGTAATTACTGTACACCGTTTTATACCTTTATAGTAGGCATTTTCAACTTTTTGGTTAAATTTACGCCAACCTTCATGTATATGACATCCATGTAAATCAATCCTCATCAGTCTTAGATCTATTCATTGCTTTTGTTAATCCATATTTTCGTAGATCTCCACTAAAAAGTGTTAATTCAACTGCTTTCTTTTCATTGGTTACTGTAATGCTCCGATTAGTTAAATAATAAGGACAATCTATAAATTTGTCAAGATATATTATTACACTTGTAGTCATAGGCATATCTTTTGGATAAGGAATGTCGTATGTTGCTAAACCTATTTCTCTAATAGTTTCGTATCCTGCATCAGTTAGTCTTAATCCACCGATGTCCTTTTCTCTAGTATTTTTCCACCATAATGGTAAGTATTCTTTTACAGATAAATCATTGATACTTTTACCAAGCTCTTTTAAGAATATTTTTGTATAGGTGTTTTTATTAGCCATCAATCAATTTGTTCACCTTCGACAAGTTTTACAACTGTAAATTCGTCTGTTTTGAACATTTCATTGAGTTTCTTTGCTAAATTGTGTGCGTGTCCGGGATTAGAAAAACTTGTTTTCTTATATTTAGGTCCTGGATAATTTGTTAATGAATTACTACTTTTTAAGTTAAATGGTTTATTTTTAAAAAATACAGCCCATATGGCCTCTGCTTCTAAAACTTGTTCACATTTATAAGTTACATTGTTAGTAAACTCTAATAATACATTTGGTTTTGGTCTACTCATTCGCGATCCTTATTAATAATATACGCATATATTTATCCTTTAAAAAGACTTATATGGTATTATTTCCAGTCAGAATCTGAACCAAATACTACTTCAATATCTTCCATATTAGTACCAGCATTTTCTTTTACAAATTTTTCTAAGTCACCGTTCATACGTGCCATAACAATACCTAATGTAAAGGCAAGATTTTTTGCATTTACCATATCAAGCCTTAATTCTCTAGCACGACTACTTTCAGCGGCTTTAACTTGTTGTATAAATTGTTGTATACTAGCAGTATTAAGAGGTTCTATTGGCATTTGTTAATGCGGCTTTCATTTCTATTTCTGTTTTAAACGGTCCTAAATATTTATTACGTTGTAATGTAATTAGCTTTGGACAAAAGCTTTTAAGCCAATTAACATTAAATTTTACAAGGTAATATCCTGCACTATATAAGCTTTTAGATTTTTTACTTTTTGTAAATAATGGTAATTTCTCTTTAATATCGTACATACTATTAAAAGGCTCTGATCTAGTAGGATAACCATGAACTTCTTTTTCGTTAGAAGTGCTAGGTGGCAACGTAGCAACAAATAAGTTTTTACCAAGCTTACGTTTTAATGCGTTTTCACTCCTATATCGACTTACAGTTCCTTTGGCGGCAACAACAAATCCTTCATCCTCTTTAGATAGTGTACCAATTCGGATTCCTTCTTCTTCGACTATCCAAAATTTATTTTTAAGTATTGGTTTTGCTTTTACAGTCATGCTTTATACCTCGCTTGTAATGGTTCTGCAAAAGAAGCCGCTTGATCTGCAATACGTTGCAAATCCCATTTAGCACAAAATTTTAACAGTCTCATACCAACTTGTTGTACTTCTTTTGAGTTACTATTGTCCGCAATAGTTTGTTTAATTATATCTCTGATCTCAGTTGGTTGTGCAGTTAAATCGCACAAAGTTACATTACGTGTATAATCATCTAATACACGATGCTCGTCACCATTATGATCTACCCAACGTTGTAGCATCATATTATTCCAATTGAAGCCTTTTGTATCTTTATCTGCAAATGCTTCAATAAGTCCAACTTTATTCTTAGTACCTTTTTTACGTACACCAGGATATGCACTAAACACATTATCACTTGTATCACCACGCATACATTTTTCAAATAACATATATTCTGGATTTGGTGCAGGCTTTTCTATTTTAGTTTTCTTATCAATCACAGGATTACCTTTCTTATCAAAGTAACCTTCATGTGTAATTGTAATGTCTTGTATGCCATTATATTGCTTTACATTAGGAGCAACTAACTGTGCAAAGTCACCATCAGTTGAAACAATTACATGATCATCATTAGGGTGTGCTTGTATCCAGCCTGCAATAAGATCATCTGCTTCAAGTACTGAATTTTGTAATACTGTACAATTTGTTTTATCATTAACAAAGTCTTTGAACTCATCAAAGATTTCCCAAAACACTTTATCTTCTTCAGACTCAGTAACAGTCATTTTATCACGTGCTACTTGCCTATTACGTTTGTAAGGCTCGTAAAAGTCCTTACGCCAACTACGACCTTCTAAGCAAAACACAACATGACTACCATCAAAATCACGCCATGCTTTTTTTATACCTGCAAGTGTTATATGTATTGCCATACCTATTTTTGTATCAATATCGCCACGTACAACATGACGAGCACGGAAAAATGTATTAGCAGTATCTATTAATATATAAGTCATAATATAACTATACTATATATTTTTTGGTTTGTCAAGAAATTTCGCTCTTGCCTTTATCTATTGGAACAACATTGATATATCCAGCACCTCTATCAGTACTTTGTCCTTCTTGTTCAAGCATATTATAAACAATGTCCTTAAACCATCTATCTACAATTTCTTCTTCGGGATCTGCTTCTTCACCATAACCGGATTCTATAAGTTGAATAATAAAATATTTGTTCCAATCTAATTCAAAAAACCCGTTTCTAACGTTATCTTTATTGACTTTTACATCTAAAACATTTACCCAAGGTTCTTTCTTTTTAGTTGCATAAGCCTTTGGATCTGTCTTTATTAGAACTTTATCTTCTTTTTCGTCAAGTTCTTTTTCTTTTGCTGTTATACCAGATATGTCTTTAAGCCATTTTTTCATTACCATCCCGCCTTTCTAATTGCATCTTGGTCTATTGGTGCTTTCATTGCTTTTTCCAATTGTTTTTTGTTATGTTCTTTAAGTTCCCCAGGCGTTTCCGAATAAGCTGATGTGTAGCCTTGGCGTAAATCTCCATCCTTTTTCCATACAGATGTTCGCCACCTCTTGTACGTTGAGGTTGTATTCTTCACTCCTGCCACCCAACGGCATAAGGTATACAGGACACTCCACACCTTCAGCACGATACTCTTCAACAGCTCTGCCAGCTTCTTCAATGTCAGTACGATCAGCGACAACGAACTTGAGATAAATGTCACTACCGTCCACAAGACTATAATTGTAAGCAACTTTAGGTTTAATAGCAGTATCCCAAGGTTCTCCACTAACACTAAGTTTCGGGGAGCATGACCATGTGACATTAATCCTGTCGCTATCGTTGAGATAATCAAAGAGATCGTCTTTGAGAAATTGTGTAGTATTTGTTTCAAACGTAACATTCTTTAAATCCTGCATACGTGGATGTTCAAATAATTCAACGTACAGTCGTTGCCACGCCAACAACGGTTCGCCTCCAGTCATTATTAAGTGTATGTCCTGGCCGTTATCTTGCACCCACTTTCCATTAGGTGTAAGACTTAATAAATGTTCTACTACTTCATCAACAGTTGCCTGCCTGTTAAAGTGCTTAAATTCTGGATATATACTTGCATATGTATCACAGCCTGTGTGTATAATTGGTAAATCTTCAAATCTATTTGTTTTTTTATGTACTTCGTTATCTAATAAACCTTGTACTTCTTCATTATGAATGACGCCTTTTTTTTGTTTCTCATCACGCATTTGCTCGCTTCTATCCAGTCCAAAGTTCATGCAACGAAAGTTACAACCAAAAGTACGCAGGAATACACTAGGTACTCCTACGAACTTGCCTTCTCCTTGTACTGAATAAAATGCTTCACTATATCTTAGCTTCATAGATGGCTTTCTATTAACTGCTTCATAAGAAGGATAACCTTTTTCAAGTACTGGGGTTATCATTATGACCCCTGTGCAAATTGCTGTTGTAGTTTAACATTATCGATAAACTCTTTTTTAGTTGCAGGATCGTTTTTAAATGCACCACGTAACACTGTAGTTTGTGTTAAACTACTGTGTGCTTTAATGCCTCTATTTTCACAACAACCGTGTGTGGCTTGTACATAAACACCAACATTTTCACTACCTGTATGTTTCTGAATTTCATCAGCAATCATAACATTTAGTTCTTCTTGTAGTGTTCCACGCATA